TCGGTTGTAGCAAACTTCAGGAAGTGGTGGAAGGATTCATGAGGTAGTGTTGTTCTGTCCAAGTTCTCCACGTGCTTAACCATATCATTTATAAAGACTCCAAACGCCTGTTGTCCGTTAGGTTTTAGTATCTGCTCCACCTGTTGGAAATCTACATATTTGGCGTACGGTAGCTTACTCATCACCTCTTTAAGCGCGGCATTAGCCTTCATAGGTTCAGGATTGGTTATTCTCCCGTCTTGGAACTTGTCCTCTGGGACGTTCATGTCTATTTCGTGCTGTTCGGCGTCTGCTCGTAAGTCTTGTTTGTATATGTCCTCCATTGTTTGCTGTTCTACATTGACATTGTTCTTAAAGAACTCTTTACGGGCGTTATTTCTTTTTTTTCTGTACTGTTTTTCTTTATGTTCCTGGGATACGTTCCACTCTTTCAACTCTTCTAAAGGTAGCCACGTACCCGGAGGGTCTGTTTCAGGGTAGCCGTTGTCTTTTCTAGGGAATAGATTATCTACTTCCTCCTGTAGCGCTACCGCCCACTCTTCATCAGTTTCGTTGAGTGTGTTTTGTATGCGTCTTTGTAGTGCTTTATCTTCATTAGAGGTCTGGTACTTAGGTGTTTCGGTTTTGTCCTGGTCTTGTATTAGGGTGTCTTGGATGTAGTCTTGTTGTTGTTGCTGTGGTTTGCTCCGCGGGTTTTGGATGGTGGCATCTTCATCGTTAAATAACACGTAGTTCTGTGGGTTTTTACTGGCGGCTTTCCATTTGCCCACCTTAGTCACATCTTCGTACTTAACGCCCCTGATTCCTACTGAGTTCAGCGCTAGGGAGGCTTCTTTCTGTGCCTCTTGTTTGCTAAGCCCTTTTTCTAGGCCTAGGTTAGTCAAACCGGTATATACATCATTACCAGTAGCCTTTTCAGTCCACTGTGCCCCGAACATAGACTCCATACGACTCTGTAGGCTAGGATTACCCTTAATTATCTTATACGCGCCCGTTTCCACTAACTCACTCTGAGAGTTAAGTGTGTTATCCCAGTTAAGTATCTCACTCTCTTTAGCGCCGTTTTCAACCCTGTACGTCCTACTTAGTCCGTCTATCTCGTCGCCCAGTCGTCTATACTCGTCTACTAGTGCTTGTGTGTCTGGGTTAGTAGTTTCTACGTCCCACGCGCCCATCGTCGGGTTTTCGTTTCTTTGGCTAGCCACTTCTGGCAGTCTTCCTAGCTGATGGCGTATCTCCTGCTGCTTATCATGTAGTTCTGAGAATTCATTAAAGTCTCGCCCTTGGTTCTCATACCAGTTCGCAATTTTCTCATCGTTCGTGAAGAAGTTCCCCCAAACAGGCATAAACTGCTTAGTTCTGTAAGACTCTCCCACATGGTCAGTTGAGAACTGCTCAATATTACTCTCACCTGAGCCGTGGTACAGCCTGCTATCTGCTTCTTCGTCTGCTTGGACTATAGACTTTAGGTATGCTTCTCTAGTAGCTTGTGCGTCTTCTGCTGTTGTAGTTGGGGGTGTTATTTGGTTTGGGTTTATTTGTGCGTCTATGTTTGCCTGATTAAAAGCACCGGTAGCGTCTTGGTTGGTGTATGTCGCGTCTACCTGCTGATTAATCGCTGTCGCAAGCTTACTTTCCTCAGGGGTAAGAGTGTCTACTACAAAGTTTTTAGCGGCTGCGCCGCCACCACCACCGAGTCCAGCAATACCTTCACGCGCAGCAGACAGGCCTATCTTATCCTCCTCTAGCTGGCTAACGTCCTGCTTAACGGCATCTTGGTCAAATGCCTCAGAGCCTGCTCCTGAGATTGTTTCTGTTGCGGTACTACCTACTACCCTAGTTAAACCAGGAGGGAGTATTTTATCAATCTTACTAAAAACTCCCCTCGCCTTTCCACGCAATACATACTTATCGCCAAAGCTCTCCATTAAAACACTGCCAACCGAATCTACGGTAATGCGCGCTCTTTCTTTCAGGGTAGGCTCCCTGCCCTTCTCTTTCACAAACGCAGCTAGGTTTTCCTCGTCTTTTGCTGCTATCAGAGTTACTTTTGTAGCCGCTCCGCCATAGGCGAACGCAAGCATGTAGGGTAGGTTCTCTATGAACGACACAGGGGCGAGTTCTGGGTTATCTGAGACCATCTCAAGCATGCCCGCTAGGGTTCCTGTAACACCACCCCCGCTATTTTTATATGTCTCTAAGAACTTCTCGTCCGCTCTGTAGTCCTCAACAGTTCTCACAACGTACTCATCCATCGAGGTCTTGAACCGCTCTATATTTTCATGAGCGTGTTTATACTTCTGTACGTCTTTGTTAATATCGTGCAACTTACTTCCGGCCTCACTGTTCCAGAAGGCCTTCTCGTCCACATCAAAATCTTCGTAATCCTTGCTAGCTAGCGCGTTGTACTCGTCCTGTATACCTTGGAAGTCAGGCTTTGATTGCTCGACGCCTGTTTGTGAGTAGGTGCCCCCTGGCGCAAAGGGTATGTTTGTAGGGAGGGCTGTGTAGTTTTGTTCTGCGAACTCTGCTGCTAGTGCATTGGCTATAGAAGTGTCTGAACTCAACAAGCGGTGCGCGCCAGATGCCATGTTTCCAGTAACCGTTGTCGCGCTTTGTGCAATCTTGTTTACTGTATTACTAAAGGACGGACTCAGTAGCTCTTCGTCTGTTTTGTCAGGGAACTGTACTCTCAGTTTATCTAGATAGGCTGCCTCTTCAGGTGTTTCTGCTACAGTAGGTGTGTATGGGTCTACCCAGCCCTCTGGCAGTATTGACGCCGCCATGTTCTGCGCGCCTTCATCGAAGTCCGATGCGAACTCAGATGTATCTCCAAGCAGTGTCTCCAGATAGGTCTTCTCTTTTTCCTGTTGGATTTCCTGAGTTCCGTAGTTTCTGATTCCGTCTGCTATATTGCCCATAGGTGTAGAGTGTTTGGTAGTTGATATCGATATTGTACCTAATAGTACTTCATTTTTCTACGTGGGCGCCATTCCGCCCCTGCGTCTTGGTCACTGGTGAGTTGCAGGAAGTTACCCTCCCTAAACCTCATTAGCGCCATGGTCATTGAGTCTGTGAAATCGTCATGGTCGCCTGCCGGAAAGGCCTGCACCTCGTCAATGGAGTCTCTAGCCCACAATTCGTCAGGCGCCCAGACCATCCCCGACCTGAAGAAGTCACTTACTGAGTGTAGTCTGGTGATTTTGTCCTGTCCACCACCGCCTTTACGCTTGCCTGGGCTATATTCTTGTACTGGAATGCCCCTGGCGCGCATCTCTTGAGCAAGTGGGCCTCCTGAGCCTTTAGCTTCGATGACCACGGTGTCGGGTTCCCAGTATGCATAGAGTCTATATGCTTCGTCCTTGAGTTCTGGAAACTCAAACCTGTCGCGCACCACATCTAACATGACCACATGCGCTTCGCGCCCGTCATATGTGTTCTTTTCACCGTTTTTACGCTCAAAGTCCCCCTCGGGATAGAAAACACCCCATGTGGAGATAACTGAGTAGTCCGCAGTCTCTCTTTTCGAGTACGCCGTATCGTACGATTGTATGATATATGAGCAAGATGGCGGTGTTGAGTGAGGCCACTCCATCCACCACTCCTTTTTAACGATTGCGCCTTCCGTTGCAGTCGGATTTTGTAGCCATTCGGAGCTCCAGTGACGCGCGTCCAGTGAGTTTTTAACCTTTTCGAGTGCTTCTGAGGTCCAGAACTCTGGCCAAAGCGGTTTTCCTGACTTAGGCAGCACTGCAGGGAACTCAATGACCTCCCACTGGTCTGCTTTAGGGTTTTTAGTCTGTTCTTGGAGTAATTTACCCGTTAAATCCTTGACCGACCAGCGAGTTTGCACCACGAGTATGTTTCCACCCGGCATTAAACGCTGTCTTGGGCCTGCTAGGTAGTATTCCCACACATCATCGAATACTTTAGGTTGCGATACGCACGATTCAGTAAACGGGTCATCGATAATCAGTAGGTCTGCACCACGGCCTGTTACAGAAGAGCCGACACCCGCGGAAAATGACTCTCCGCCCTTGTTAACCTGCCAGCGACCCGCTGATTTGGAGTCTGAACGCACTTCAATGCCTGGGAATACGTCTTTAAACCTATCTGAGCCGATTACATCCTTCACTTGACGACCGAACTTCACTGCGAGCTCCGCGACATTCGCAATGTTCATGAGTTGCGCTGTAGGGGAGTTGCCGATAAAGAACGCTGGCAGGTATTGGGAGGTTAAATAGGACTTACCATGCCTCGGAGGCATGTTGATAATGATTCTTTTGTCATTTTCGTGTACGATTTTATTGAAAGCTGCGCCCATTATCGCGTGATGCTTGCCAACCATGAAGTTCGGGTCCATGTACTGACAGAATGCTATGAAATCCTTTCTACAGAGTTCCATATGCTTACGATGTGCGAGGTCCTCTCTCAAGGAAAGCGCTTCACGTAACTGAGGTTCTGTTAATGAGGTGTAGTCTAACTGAGTTGTGTCCTCCTCTGCTGTTACTGCAAAGGGGTCGTTGTTACTCACTTGAAGTCGGCGTTACTAAACGGCATGTCGGCGCTATCCACTGGCTCTGCCGCAGGTTCCAAGTCCAGTATAGGAGTGACTTGCTTTCCCTCTAGAGCCTGGAGTCTTTTAATTACCTCGTCCTTGGATATCTGCTCTGCTCCGTCGTCTTTTACTTCTTCAGCCTTCATCTTCGGGAAGCAATACGCGGCTACCTCTTTGTGACACTGAATTCTATCTTTGATATCAACTTCCTCGTCCATAGCGAGTTCTGCCATAGCTAGTACAGGGTTGTAGTTGGGGTAGTTAATTGCTAGCAGATTTGCTACAAATTTTTTTCGACTTGCCATATTCTCCTTTGGTGCACGTTTTACTGTGAGCGTTTAGTTTAGCATATTAATTTTTTTTTGACAACCCTAATTTCACACTTATTAAGTTTTAATTGGGAATTTTTACTGGACGCGCCTAAATACACACTTGACTTTAGTAGAATGAAAAAAATCGGATAAAGAACCCGGAAAAGTGACTGGGACTCCGCCGTTGCTGTGCGGGGGGGTGGGTGGCGCGTATCATGCCGATTTAAAGTGCTACCCGCCACAAATACCACGCAACACAGCACAAACACCACGCCACGCGCGCCAAAACGTGCCCTTAAACGTGCGATTATAAGTAACCCGCTACAAATACCCGCCGTCGATTTAAAGTACTTTAAATCGACGATTTAAAGGGCAACACGCGACGCGCGCCACGCATTACCCGCAAAAGGGCGCCCGCATTTCATTTTACAATATAGGGCGAACGGCTACAAGCCACACGGGGCGCGGGTTATAGGTCGGTTGAAACGTGGTATCTAAGGGCGATTTAAAGTTTATTTGTTAAATAGTGTTTACTAAGTGTGTAATTAGGGTATTATCCATGGCATGGAATCAAGCGAAACGCGCCACGCCGTTCCTAGTACTACATAAATAGAGCGCATAACAATAAGGAATAAAACAAATGACTACACTAAACGAAACACTAACCGCACTACTAGATACACACAGTGCAAGCGATATTAACAATGAGTTGTATAACATACAGCAACGCATTAACCGTATTGCAGAGCTAACAGCACAACGTGACAGCATAACAGCCGAGCTTAATACACTAACCGGCACACAGCACACAACAGCAACCGAAACGGTGGCAGAGCTAACCGGCGCAATTGAATTAGAGCAACGCGAGTTGTCGCGCCTTGTATCAATATCTAGCGGACGTGCTCGCGGTATGACTTTGGGTATCGAGATTGAATTCATAGCGCCCGTGCGTATGAGTACTTTTAGAGACTGGGTACAATCACAACTAAACAGCGACGATGGCAATACAATACGCATTTCAAATCAGACAGGCGGGCTACATAACAACACCGCCACAATGTGGCAAATAGCCCGTGACAGTAGCATTCACGCGGGCGCAGGCTACGGCATGGAATTAATAAGCCCTATTCTAAAGGGTGAGAAAGGGCTAATGCAAGCCGTCGCAATCATGGATGCAATAGAGCACTGTGGGGCGTATGTTAACCGCTCGTGCGGTGTGCACGTTCATTTTGGCGTAGAGCGCATGGAATATGCAAGCGTGTTACGTATCATTGAGACGTATGCCTTAAATCAGGAGTTGATAAAAAAGACACTACCGGCAAGCCGTCGCAATCAACACTTTATTAGAGACTTACCAATCAATGCGAATGACCGCAATGGGTTCGATACTTACGGCGCATCGCTTGCACGCTTTCAAGAATTTGCATCCGGTAATTTTTCAACGCAAGAGGTGGTAGCAAATATGGGCGGTAGCGCTAGTTATCACGACAGCCGTTATTTTGCGGTAAATCTATTAGGCGCATATACTAGACACAAGACAATCGAATTTAGAGCACTAGCCGGCACTGTTGAAAGTGAAAAACTTGAAACGTGGGTACGCTTTTTACACCTAATCGTAAAATCTGCTGAAACTAATCGCGATACCAATCGCGCATATGACAACATCACGGAAATGTGCGCCACGCTAGCAGATAAAACAGATTTAAACCTAGAGCACGCAACGCGAAACCCTACTACTGATTGGGCGCAAATGGTAACCGCCATTAAAACCGGTACCGATAACAGCAACACGCAAAGCCCGTACCGCTCCCGCGCTAAAGCGCAACTAGCCGGCAAGGCAATCGGCGAATGGTTACAGCAACGTGCCTACACCATCAACGGCTAGACCGCCAAATTGCCCCGTAAAGGGGCGATTTAAAGTCAACCCTAATCAGTACATCAATTAAAAATAACAATTAAAGGAATAAAGAATATGACACACACAACACACAAAAACAGAATCAAAAACCAAAAGCGTGCAAAACAATCACGCACAACTAGAAACACAGACCTACAGAAAATGCGCTACGCCCTACGTGGTGGCAGAAACTTTAATTAACCCAAAGGAAAACTAAAAATGACTTACTCACACCTAACAGATAATGAGATGCTATCTCTAATAAATAACAACACGCAAGACAAAACAAGCGCACAACTAATTGATGTAATCGAAAGCCTGTCCGAAAGGGTAGAACAAGCGCAAGTAGACACGCAAGACGCGCTCGATGATATTGCTAATACACTAGATGAGTTTAATACCGCCTACGCAACCGTCTCTAATGATATTGACACCACTATAACCGATGAGTACAGCGCAGAATTAAAACTATTGCGTGACACCATTAAAAACTACTTATAACAACCCAAAAGGAAAACACAAAATGACAAATAAGGAATTAAACCAAATGCTACTAGCTTTAAGAATCGCCTTTATAGGCGCTTTAATCGTACTACCCATATCAGCAGTAGTTATGGACATAATAACGGCATTTACATGCCTTGCCGTAATCGTAACAATAGCAGTTGCCTACCCCCTAATTAAAAAGGAAATTAAATAATGGAAAAAGAATACAGAACACAAAAACAATTTTTAATTATTGCAGATAGCGCAATAAATGGTAATTGGTCGATAGCATTTAAAGAGGTTGCAGAATTTGGTTTTTTTGCAGATGATTTGATATTAT